CTTCCAGTAAATTATAGAAATTTGACAAATACTTTACAGAATTAGTACAAATAAAAAAAAATAAAATGGGATACACTCCGGATGTCTCTATGTTTCCATATTTCGCTAATCATCGTGATATTGGAGAGATGGAAGATGACCTTGAGAAAGAAATGTTGAGAAATGAAAAGTTGATAGAAAGGATTAATGAAAAAATTATGGAAAGAAAGAAACTAGAAAAAAGACTCCAAAAGTTTAAAGAAATGAATTGGAAAAGGATGGATGATCTTGTGAAAGCTCTTTCACCATGGAAGAAAAAGCACGAGGATCACAAAAGAATACTTGAATCAATTCAAGAACTAAAAGAGGAGAACAAGGAACTCAAGAAAGATCTTACAGACTATTATACTATGATGACTGAGTGTAATAAATGTGTACCGGAGGACTGGGATTTCGGTTTCGGTATTCAAGATAAAGAGTGTAATCCGGAACTATTGGATGATTTAGATCATCTACCATATTATCTAAAACAAATTACAGAAGAAAACGAGGAACTCAAGGAGAAAATCATATGTCTTAAAAGTGATTCATACAATCAAGTATCACAGGCAGAGTTTGATGATATGCAAGAAGATCTTGAAGCAGAGATCAAGAAACTGAAAGAAGAAAGAGATTTCTTTCAATTAGAGTATCATAAAAGTCTGGAAATCTATGCAGATGACTCGGAACATTATGAAAAAGAAATTAAGAAACTCAAGGAAGAGCAGTTTGACAATATGGAAGAACTCGCTAAAAGGGATGGAATGTGTTTAGTTGATATTCATCTATATGATAAACTTATTCAACAAGAAGAAGAAAATAAGCAACTCAAGGAGGAGAACAAGAAACTCAAGGCAGAAAATGAATATCTTTGGGAACCTGTAAATGCTGATGATTATATTCGTCTTGATAGGCAATATGAGGAACTAAAAGCAAATTATGAAAAAACAACTATCAGTAATAGAAAAGCTTGGGCTGACAACAGAAGCTTGAGAGATATCATACAAAAAAAAGAAAGACAAATTAATAAACTCAAAGAATCACTTTAAATAACAATGTCCGTCTTCAGTATATCCCACCTCATACTCATCCTCACTACCAACTGAGCCTTCTTCTTCTGATAATGGATCTTTTTTTACTCGCAAGGGTGGGCGATAATCTTCATCTAATATATCTTCAAAATGTATCCGTAACTTAGTACATAAATCTTTATCATCTCTAACTACTTGGAGGAGTTTCTCCACATCTGACTTGCATATTGCTTCCATTCTAAATATTTATTTATGATATAGATAGATATTTTATCACAAGTATTTAATTTAAAATCTTTTGATAACTCTTCAATTTTAGCATCCAAATCCTTCAATTCCAACTTAAGATCATTTAACTTTTCTTGACTCATTTATTAATGATAAATATTTTATTTTTTATTTCTTTTTAAACATAGTAGATAATAAATCTATGGGATAAGACTTACTTGATGTGATTCTGTATATTACGGCTGAGTTATCATCTACTCGGGAAAAGGATCCATCTGGATCAGTTATTGCTGTTGTAATACTTGTTATTACTCGGGGTTTTGTGACAGTAAAACTTAAAGAATCATCGCCACCAACAAAAAAATCTCCAGAATCAGTTGATTTTGTAACTATACCAATAGTTGGTAATAAAATGCCCGAATCATCGGAACCATAATATGCCGAAATATCATCCAATAATGAAGATCTTAAACAATAGAAAGGACGGAGCATCTGCTTGGGAACTGCTTCAGCAGTAATTACATTTGAAGGAGCACCAACATCCACAGAAGGATACCAGGGAAGATTACTATGTATAGATCCTCCTTGTCTATCAAACCACAGCAATTGTATTGGTCTTATCACTGGATGATACATAGTAGCACCAAAAGGATTTTGATCGTATAACAGTATATCCTGTGCAACTACATCTGCTTCAGTTGTCATTTGATGAAGTTTCTCAATATTATCTGTATTGATTCGGATTTGAGGAATATTATCTTTTGTCAATGGTGATTGTAATTGTTCGTAAGAAAATCCTAATATCTTAAATAATCCATTATTCCAGTTATCTTTATTATATCCAAAACTATTTATAAATATTCCTGAATGACTATCCATCACAGAAAAAGGATATACAGCCTTATTCGGCATTTCCCACTCAATCAAAGGAATAGCTCCATTAGCAGAAATAGAAGCACTTATCTCTCTACCATAGGGAATCATTCCAGGAGCATAATTCTGTCTTCTTAATCTTTTATTTATCTTATAAACTTCAGGAGCACCATCTACTGCTGCTAATGTTGTTGTTGCTCCGGCACTATCTCTATTTCCCTTTCTTTCAGACACATAAAAACTTTGAAATCCAAATCTATCTTTCGTTGGATCATAAGTCAGTTTAGGTTGATCTGCTCCCATATAATACTTATTCATCTGTTTATACCATTCTCTCTGAGTTGAATTGAAATCTCCGTTATTTGTTTCCTCTCTCAAAAGTGTTAGTGTCGTATTATTACGATCAACCATCATATCATTATATAATCCAACAGCAGCATTACCATAAGCAGTAAAATGAAAATCATATCCCATATATCTACGACTATAAATACCATCATAATCAGGAGTTGCCGCTGCTCCTACAAAAAATCCAGAAGCACTATAATAACGACTTGGAATACCTCCAATACCTTCAGTAACAATCTGAATATTTCCATTAGGACCTTTCATAAATGCTCCGTATGATAATTTTGATGTAGTAGGATAATCATATTCAGGATTTTCATAAAATGTATTTTCAGTACTTTTATCATAAACAAAAAATAATGGCTGTGATGCTATTGTATTAAATGAACCCTGTGTAGGATTTAATTGATCGCTTCCAAATGTACGACGGGCATAAGTTGAAACATCATATCGCTGAACCATATCAAGATGCCAGAATCGTGAATTATCAGAATCAATTAAAAATGTTGATGCTGCTTTATAACTTGCATTTAATTCACTATAATAAGCACTACTAGCATTTTTAACAATATCCCACATCTCAGGATATAATTCTTGTGTCTTTAAAAACAAACTTAATTTACTACAATTTTCTTCACTGTAAGGAGTATCCATCTCCAATGTTGCTGATGCCCTCCCAGTACTAGCATTATTTGATATATTAGTTATTTTTTGTTTTGTAACATCATATCCATCCTGTTCCCCACTCGCATTTAATCTAGTATTTCTTCCCGCTTCCACAAAATCAGGTCTCTTAAATCCTACATACTGAAATCCACTATACCAATCAAACTTTTTTTGATTTGTTGAAGTTACTCCTAACTTTATCTGATCATAATTATCTTCACTAAATGTTGATCCATTGTGAGCTGTAAATAATTTAAATGTATCAGTCTCATACACTCCAGCAACTACTCCTTGATTTGGTGTCTTAATTAATGTATTAGTATTTGAATCATCTATGTTATTATATATTTTCTTAATGTCTGATCCTTTCTGGAATTGACGAGTTACACTCTCAGCAATAAAATCAGCACTACGACGACCAGGTGGGATTGTAATCGTTTTTAATTCTACATACTTATGATAAGTATCTAATGCTGGATCACAAGATCCATTTGCATCTTTAGGTATGGTTGCTGTTTCAGGAACATTACCATCTATAAAAAATGTCTTATGCCTAGCAAAAATTGTGTATTTAGTTCCATCTTGTCTTATTTTGTTTAATGCTCTATTCGCTCGAGGATCTACATTAAAAATAGCTGCTGATGTTCTATCTTGATAATAATCTTCCTCAATGAATGTTCCCCAATGTGGTTGATGAAATGTTGCTCCTTCAACACTTCCATCTACAGCCTCATACATTCCAACACCATCAGGATTTATTATTGTAGCAATATGTGTCTTAGCAAATGCAAACCTTCTAGGTAATGAAAAACAATTTTCACAATTTAATGTCTTGTAGTATGAAATTAATAAATTTGCTTCATTATCTTTTAATTCTTTTTCTTCTTCTGTAACTTCAATAAATTCAGCATCCAAGCCGTCTAAATTATCACTTCGGGTAAATGTAGTTTTACTATAAGGAACTTTTTTAGTATATTTATATGTCTGTTTTACTCCTAAAGATTTTCCTTTTAATTCAATAGTTTCAGAACCAGCTCCAACCTCTGAAATCATAGCACCGTGTAAAGAAATCGTATCTCCGACATTCAATTGAATACCACTTCCTATTTTATTTGTAAATAAAGCATTATTAGTATCATTTCCTGATTGATGTTCTACAGATGATAATCGCGAACACTCAATCAATCTATTATCTGTGTATGATGCTGTTTGATCCATATTATTTATATATAGATATTAAATAAAAATATTTATCATTAAAAAAATCATAAACGAAGTAACCTTTTAACGGAATCCAGAAGTGAGGAATCCTCCCTTTAATTGTGCTACTCGTCCAATTTCAATCCAAGTTCTCTGTGTGTAGGTGTTAGATCCAGCAAGAGCAGGTAGAGAATCCATCTTAGTAGTTAATTCTAAACCACGAGCATTAACACGACCAGCAGGAAGCTTATACGATTGGAAAAAGAAATTACCCAATAGTCCCTTAGAAGCATTCTGAGCAGTTCCTTCAAAGGTTGCAGATGTAAGTACATCGCCCTCTGCCGAATATTCCTCACGAGTTACAAATGGAAGACCACCTTCAGCACGGGTTGTTTTATCAAACAATACGGCAGAGTTACTTAAATCAATCGGGAAAACAAAGAAATCATTCATTCGGACATTAGCAGTAAGAGTTCCATTATTACGAACATTAGAAGCACTCGGCGAAGTGTAATCACGATCAGGAGCAACAGCAGAATACTTATTAAGTATAAATCTATCAGTACGATTATCATCATTAATTCCAGTAATAATTTTTGTTACCATACGACCAGCACCACCAAGATTTCTTACAGAGTTCTTAGCATCAGCGACCGAAAGAGTTGTTTTAGTTAAACGATAATCATTGTATGCAAAATTAGTTTCTTGAGTCATATAAGTGTTAAGATCAGCAGCCATCTTCTCACCATCATAAAAGATGTAATCGGCAACAAGTTTTACATTGTTCGTATCAATCTTGAACTCAGTTCCAGAAGAAGCATTCGTATTTACAGAACAACGACCAGTCGTTGATAATGGTTCCCATACAAGATCAATAATAATTTCTTGTTTCATTGCGAACAGAGGAAGATTTACTCCCTTCATAAATGGGAAAAGCTGAGCCAAACTTACAGAAAAAGTTGGCTCATTATTAACATCTAAGAACTGAGGAAGAGATAATGCCCCTCCATTGTAATCCATACCATTATCTAATCCATAAGAATCAGCAGCAGTATTTGATTGAGATCCAGAAGTCTCAACCATTCTGAAGTCGTGAGCCATAGATCGTCCAGACATTACTGACTCACGGCTTTTGTTAATTTCACTACTTAAAAACATAGACTCATAAGCCTTAAAATGATTGTAATCATCAGTCTCAGATACGACATTACCACCAATAGAAAGAGTAGCACGACGAATCAAAGAATTGACACCGAGACTTGGAGGGAAAAATGCTCCATCAGCAACAGAAGCATTCTTCAAAACACCAAGTGTGATACGAGATCCATCATGTAAATAGCCCTTGTTAGTTAAAACAAAACGGCATGTAGTATCATTAACTATAATTGGATCTAGCACATCAGATGAAACATCCATCATCATATTAGAGTCAATGCGACCAGCTTGAAGCATCGCTGGGACATTACTCGCATCCATTTTCGGGGGAGCAACAGGTAATTCTTCTTGTACAGAGTTTGACATATTTTATAATATATCACCTATAAAAAATTATTTTAAAAAAAAAAATTAAATCGTAAATAAATTAACATCACTGGACGATTTGCAGGCCTGTAGGACTAAATAAGAGAGTCTGACGAGATTTGACGAAAAGGAAAAGAGCATTCGGTGAATCACTAGTTAAATCCATCTCCATTTGAACTCCGAATGGTGTAGTAGAGAAATCTTCACCAATACCAGTTCCCGTCACATCAAACGGAACTCCCACACATTCCATAGGACCACCATCTGCCGTGAGTGGAGGTACAGCTCCCGTATAAGTTCGGTTGGTATTAACAGGTGAAACCTGAGAACGAAGATTGAGTCCCGATTGAATACTATCACGAGCAAATGAAACAATCTGAGGATCTACAACTGAGATGTTAGCATCATCCTTAAGATTAGTATCAAGATTAAATGATAGAGGCATTCTCATACCAGCCTTGGTGAAAATAATTGACTTAATACCAGCCTGAGAACCATCAGCATTAAGAGGAGCCGTCGTAGCAAATGAATTGAATCCTAAATTGTTAAGATACTTTGTGGGGCAGAAGTTCATAAAAACTCCAAGAGTACGAGATGTACCGAGATTGAAATTAACAACAGCATTTGTTGAATTAATAACATTGAAATACGATGTAATCGCATTGTATGTTAATTGACCTTGAGGAGGAATAGCATCTGCCGAATCAGGTACAACTAACTCGCAATGAAGTCTTAGATTTTCTAGTTCATAAAAGGCTTCTTCGAGACCAGTCGTAGTTCCATTAACAGCATATAGAACCTGAGCATCGGGGGCAAGATTTAAAGATATCTCTATACCACCAAGTGAGTTGCTGTCAAGTGGTACAAAGTTCCCACCTGATAAAAGACCACTAGGTAGATTCATACAGAAACGATTGCCGTGAGTCTGGGCTGGGAAATCAACTAATTCTCGTTTCTGTGTTTCATAGTTTGGTAAAGTTCCGGCAAGTCCATTTTGATGAGTAAATTTATCGGCTTTAGATGCTACATAAGGAAGGTATGAAGAAAGAAATCGTCCGTAATGATTAATAGTCTCTATTACTTGACGAGATCGCTGGGATGTAATTGTTAATTTTTCAACAATAGAATAAATAGCAAGTTTTTCATCAATACCTAACTGATCGGCAGTCGTTGGCTTAGTCTTTGCAGCATCGGTATAGAAATTAATATCACCACTGATACGGACAGAGCTTGTATCTAATAGATGAGGCTGAGAACCAATAAGAAAATTGACGATTGGATTACCATTCTTGTAAGAGACTTTCTGAGTTGAGTTTATGTTACTCGGTTGTATTTCTTGATAGATTACTGACATTTTATATTTATTTAAATATAAAAATATGATAAAACAAATTTTAAAAAATCATAAATGATAAATATTAATCATTAATCAAATGTAATTAAAAATGGTTTTCCAGGTTCAGCATGTTTCACTTCAAATGGAATTATTCCAGGTTTTTTATATATTCCTTGTTGTCTCGCCCACACAGAACGATTCGCCCGTTCCCATAATTTTTGCCTTTCTCTTATCCTTTCTATATTTTTAAGACGATATTCCCTTTGATATTCCTTACTATATTTTTTTATTTTATCTTTATTCTTTAGTCTCCATTGTCTATTGTACTCATTAATTGCTAATCTTTTTTCCTCTGCTGTTTTGTATTTTGGTTTAGGACCTCTTTTATTTCCAGCCATTTATACTTAATAAAAGATAATTTTTTAAATATTTAAACTTCAACTTGAATTGAATTAGCACGAATATTAATCCTACGGATATGATGAACGAAATTACACCATAATTTGTCCTTTGTAGGAGCATTTGATGAATCTTGATATAATACATTAAGACGGCAATCCTTATTTCTCATATCGTATGCTCCTCTGTTAAGACTTAAAGCACGACCTATGCAGAAGTTTTCGTTGAATCGTCTCATAGAAAGAGCAGGCATATCAGCTTGGGCGAGAGCCTTATCAAGTTCAAGGATTGGAATAGCATCTACAGAGTTCTTTGCCGAAATTTTTTCAGTATTGACATTCAAGCTTGGTTGGTTCTTTCCATCATAGAAAAAGAAATATTCAGTGAGTCTATCACTTATACCAGCGAGACCAGACTGAGATGAAAATAACTTAGTATCGGCACCTTCACTAATTAAGTATGTTCCACTTCCCGATATCTGTTGCTGGTTCGTATATACACTAGCATCAGTAGGGACACAAATTATGGATTTAGCTCTTTGATGATTGGCTGGAATACCAATATTAGCAACACGATCTCCCGAAAGTTGAGAATAATTATATACCTGGGCTGATAAGAAATCATATACCATCATCTTACCTTCACTCATATCTTTACGAACTTCCGCTGCTGCTTGAGGACCAAGATCAACTTCATTAACAACTAATTCACAATTTGACATTTCATAGGTCGCTCTGTATGTTGTTGCTTTGGAGACACTACGAGAATACATAAAGACATTACTACCATTAATGATAGTGCTTCCAGGTTTTACAGAAGCATTGAAAGTTAATTTAACATATTTATTTGCTCCAGTTCCTGATGTTTCTATCTTTTGAATTACAGGTGCTGCCGGGAGCCAAGTAATCTCAGTTGAATAATTACTAGTCATTCCAAACTCTTCTCCAACAACAAAAGGGAAATTTTCAACTTCCCAGTTATTGTTATTGTGTTTTACAAACATAACATTTGATAGGGTTCCAGAAGTCCATTCATTAGGACCAGCAGTAGAACCATTAAGAGAATGATACGAGGGATTTAAGTGTAATCTTCTTTCACGAGATACTGAATCTAACTGACGGAATACCTTTTTATCTTCGGCAGTAAGAATAGTTACAAATAATCCATTCATTAATCCATTTGGTACAATTTTATCATTCTGGAAAATACCAGTATGAAGAGGCAACTTCAATTTGCATTTAACATATCTATTACTATTGGTAAATTTAGTTGTCTCTGGATCGGCTGTTACTCTCTGATAATATGGAGAATATTTATGATTGGTTAAAAGACTCTGGCTTGTACCAGTAGTACCACGAGTATCAGGTACTATTGCTCCAGCACCTTCATTAATGGCTCTTAGATTTTGAAGAGTAGGAGAATTATTATAAGCATATTTAACTCCTACATGGACTGGATAGTGTCTGATTTCTTCAAGTAATTCCGTCTTGTCTCCAGTGTGGATACGAATCGTATCAAGTAATACTTGTCCTCCGATTAATTCATCAAGTTGGAGACGAGTTTCGGAAGCATTAGTAGGTTGCTTTAATTCTAAATCAAATTGTAAATATGATTTTTGAGGATTAAAATTTTCAACATTTGGGGGAATGTAAAATTCAATCAACTTTTGAGAGGTGTATGAAAGACCATTCTGGGATGGGATGGCTGTGTATTTCTCACCAACGGGGATTTTATTTTGGGCTACAAAGAATCCTGTGTTTTCACTCATTATGTTTTATGAATTATACAATATAAAAAAAAAAATTAAAATAAATTTAGTAAAAAGATTTTACTTAATTTATACTCTTTGAGATACAATTTGTCCTGCTAGGGTCTGTTGTCCCGTGAGTTGCTGTGCCGGTGGAGGTTGGTCGTCAGTTGCGATCTTTTTAGCAGTTGATACTGCTTCACCAGCAGCATCCAAAACTCCTGATGCTGCTTGAACTCCTGCTCCAATTACTCCTAATACTTGTAATCCAGGAATAAATCCAGCCATATCAAGGGCTGCTCCCCCAATAGTACCAATATTGGCGATTTTCTCTTCCCAATTATCACCAGCGATTCCATGTCCCGATTTTAGACTCTTGATATCTTGGGTAATATCTAAACCAGCAGAAGCAAGAGCACCAGCAACTCCTACACCTTTGAGTGTTGCTCCAGCAACCTTTGATCCAATACTTTCTGTATCTCCAATAGCATTCGCAAATTCCCCACCCTTATTAATAATATCACTTCCTTCATCTAATGTCCCTTCACTTGTTGCGATGGCTGCTGATGGTCTTTCTGCCGATTCTAATACTTCATCTCCAGCAAGTGCTGGTTTTCCTTTAAAATCATCTTTTGTAACAGCAACTTCATTAAATCCACCAAATCCACTAGGTGCTTTTATCGCTTCTTTGTATGCTGCTACTTTTTGGGTTACATTCGCAAGAGCACTTCCCTCTTGAATAGAATCTTTAATTCCACCCATAATTCCTAACTCCTTATCCTGTTTTTCAGAGTTCTCAGCAGTCTGTATAGCATTTGCATTTTTTAATCGGATCGCATCATTTGCTGCTTCACCAGCACGAGTTGTAAGTTCTCCATTTGATATCGCCGAGGATACATTGTAAAAATCAGCCATTGTTTATATTTATATTTATAAATTATTTTCATCTTGTTTTTTTTCTTTTTCTTCAATTGGAGATGTTTCCTCTTCACTTTTCATACCTCCAACTCCTACAACCTTCTCAAAGTTTTTATACATCAACGGAGGATTTGACATTTTCATATAAGCAAAATCATACTTTTTAGGAGTTGCCTTTTTATATAATTTTAGCCATTGTTTAGGACCTTGAAACAAATCTCCGTACTCTTCTGATATCGCAGTTAGTTCTTTCATATTTGGGAAAGGAGAACCTACAATAATATCTGTCGCATTTGCCCTAATAATAGGATCTAATGCTCCTCTGAACTTCTGAACAGAAATAACTAATAATTTAATTCCATAATGTCTTGATCTGGTTACTAAGTTTGCAATATGTCTATCAAGAATGCCTACACAATCATCGAGGACCATAGCAATATCTTTAGTAGGATCTTCATCATCCTTTTCTTCTTGTCTTCGTAATATATCAGCAATTAATGTTGGACTATATTGATCGTAGCATTCAAATCGTTTCTTCATAAATCTAGATGATGAATCCATATTAATAGTTGGACTAATTACAACAACTCCACCAGGAAAAAACTCTTGACCGTAAAGATTATCATTCAAAAATAAATTACTTATGATGGTTGATTTACCAGTCTGTCTCGGTGATATC